GATGCACCTGCACCTGTACCTTGTAAGTAGTCACCTGCACCTGAAGCTGCTTCAGCCGGAACAGCTTCAATCATAGCTGTCTCTAGGTAATCATCAAAACGTAAACGAGTCTCGTGCTCAGACTTAAGATACCATAAGTATCCTGTAGCACCATTTTCAGTAGTTACTTCTACCCATCCAATTTGAGCCATATCAGAACCGTTTACTTCGTAAGTGTCCTTAAGGATAATAGGCTTGTTTTGGAAGATGAAATCGTCAGCCTCTAAAGACTCACTCATTCCTGCAGTTCCTTTGTTGAATTCAGAACCGTAGATAAAGATAGTAACGTCTGAGTTACCTGCACCTGTAGTAGCACCTGCTGAACCTGCTGCTTCGTAATAGTTAGCTTGGAAAGTTCCTGCTGCGTGGTCTACTGCACTAACGATAGCTTTGTTAGAACCCGCTCCGTTATTCCAAACAACCATAATTGTTTGGTTATTACGAAGAGCGATTCCGCCTGTCGCTGAAGCTGTAGTTCCTGCAGGAGAGATATCATCATTCACTGTGAATACTTGAGTATCCTGACCTGCTACTGCTACTGCTGCACCTACTTGTACATATTTAGTATGAAGTCTTCCTTGCTCCGCCCACTTAATAAGGTCAGAGTTAGAAGGCATTTCCGCACCTACCATACGTAGGAACGAAGAAATTGTGCGATTTCCATATCTTTCAAATTCCTTCTCGTAAGTATCAGGAAGATACTGATTCAAGAAATCAAATGTCTTGATATAGTTTGAGGCTACGGGGATTCGCTGCGCACTTGGTTGCAAATCCACACCTGCTGCTGTTAAAGCCATGTGTTCTAGTTTTTATTTTTTTCTATGACTCCTAATCTTAAGCCCTCGACCTGAGTCATTTGTCAAAGACTTTACTTGCAATCCACCCTGCTTCGTTACCTCCGGCGTGTTACGTGTAGACATATCAATATTCTTCATCTTACGCATAGAGTCGTCAGCCTGAGCTGACATGCCTTGTTCATAAAAGAACTTAGCAAACTTATCAGGGTTCATCGCTAACGCCAACGCTCTATGATATCCTGCCCAATCTGCTATAGCCCCGTCATCACCTGTAAATTTCTTTACAAAATTCTGCGGATTATTAAGCATCTCGGTAGCATCTCCGGGGACGTAGAAAGCTTTTTTATCTTCACCAAGGTCGAACTCAAAACCTTTGAATTCTTGGTTAAATATTTTTTCACTCTCTTGCTTAAACACCTCTTGTTGACGCTTAAGCCTTTCCTCGTAACTCGCTGACTCATTGACATATTTACTATAAGCATCAAGTTTTTCTTGGTCTTCTTTAGAAATAGACGCCCCGCTTGACTCAAGGGGGAGTTGATACTTTTCTTTTTCTGACTCAAAATAGTCTCGGGCTTTAGCAATAGCCTTTTTCTTTGCTAGTCTAGTTTTCTTTACTGTAGATTCGTCATCAATATCTTCATCATATGAATACCCCTCCATCAGGGTATCTATATCTTCTGCATCGAGACCTCTCTCAGTAGCTACTAGATAGTCGCGAAGGATTTGGTCTGCAGGAATTTCATCAATATCCCTTTGGATTTTCATGAAATCGTTTATTCCACGACCTGTTTCCTTTTTATAATTTAGATAAGCAGACACATCCTCAGGCAAAGGTTCTGACTCTTCACGAGCTTCAAACAATTGTTCTACGGAATCTATCTTCTTATCGTAGCGATTCTTAATATATGAAAGAACTTCATCCTCGGTTAACTCCGGGGTTGTTTTCGGTGCTTCTGCTTCCGGTTGTATCGCTTCTTCTTGCGGGGGAGTTGCAGGAACTTCGTTAGTGTTCTCCACAACTTCAACCTTAACTTCGGCTTCGTTATTAAATTTTTCCTCATGCTTGTTGAGGAGTTCCTGTTCAATTTCGGCTTGAGACTTTTCGTCCGTTGCGCCTACCTCTCTTACTTTAATTTCCATAGATTTAATTTATTGCAAAAATAATACAGAAAAATTAGACATTATCTAGGGGAAAATTCCGCCATGTCAAATCCATCTAAACTATCTTCATTTGATTCAAAATTTTGTGGTGGTAAATTATTCTTACGTTGGTTGATTAATTTACTCTGCTCTGAGTTTTGTTGACTTATACGTTCACTCTTCGCGGTTTCACGTTGAGTCTCACGTTGCTGTAGTGCTGTTTCCGATATATTACGAAGCTGTTGATTATACTGAAACTCTTGCTCCATAAGCATTTTCTTAAGCTCTGCTTCGTTTTTCATCTTCTCAATTTCAAAAGAAATCTCAGCTTGTTTAATCTGCATCTTAGATTGAGTCTCCGCTTGAATCTTTTGCATAGCTGCTTGCGCCGCCATCTGCTGTGACTGCTGATTTATCTGCGCTTGCATAGCTTGCTTCTGCGCTTCTCTATGCAGAGTTTGCTCCTCCTTCTTCATCCTCTTTAGTTTCAGAAGTTGATTAGCAAGTTTTAAATTCTTAATCTCCCGTATATCAATCGCATCTTCAAGGTTGATATCGCCTTTGCTTAATGCCATCTGAATATTCTGTTCAAGCATAGCTTTCTGTTCTTCATCAGGAGCTACCTCAATGAAAATACCAAAGTCATAAATATATAAATCAGAAATATCCCTAAGTATACTTACGTTATATTTTCCAATTTGATTTATAAACTGTTCAGTAAAATCTGAATACTCTAAAATATCGGCTATACGATAGGACAAACCTTCAGCTAGAGTACGATACATGTAGAGACTACCATCTAAGATGTGACGCGTAGCCGTATTAGAATTAAGAGCTGCTAACTTCTGAACACCAACTAAAGCGTTAGGGTCCGGAGTGCTTCCGTCTCTCGCTTCGTTAAGACCTGTCACTGCTCTAATCATATCAAGATAATGATTGTAATTAGCTAAAAGCATTTGCGTCTTTGAAGCTCCGGAGTTGGACGTTAATTGTTGGATGGGTATTTTACCATGATTAAATTCGCCGTCTTGAGTATAAGACCTTCCTACAACCGAACCTGTTTGGAAATAAAGCCTTAAAGCATCTTCCGGATTATAAGCATTGCCTGTACCTAAATCTACCTCATTCAATCCATCGGCATCAATATATACTCCATCAGGAACAGTCCTAGATATTACTTGCTGTAGCTTAAGATGAGTCATCTGAATTAAATCAGCAAAAGGAATCATCCTTCTAACCAACGACTCTACTACGCCTTTATACATACGAGGAGCTACTGCTACATAATTAGGAATAGCGTGCTGAGTTGCCGACTGTGGGCGTACCATATTCTTGGCCATCTCCCATTTGAGAAGATAGTTCGTACCCATAACCATCACCCCTTCATACCATACATCTATAACTTTCTCCACTTTCTCAAAGTTACCCTCCTCCATCATCTCAGTAGGAGGATTAAATGTATCATCCTTTGGTATCATCTTCATGTTACCATTATCAGAAATCTTTTTCTTATATACTACTTTATTAGAAGACTTATAATTAAAGTATAATAAAGTAACAGTATCTCTATAGAAAATATCGTTCTGATAAAACTGAGCTACATTAAAGTAATCATACCAACTCTGCCCTCTTTTAGATATCTCTTCTAAATCTTCATTAGTAAGACTTGGGTCAATCTTTCGTAACTCATTAATATTAACAGTCTTTACTTCTCCCCAATAAAAGCAGTCTTTAAAATGTGGGTCTTCGGTATAGCTATATACCACGTTTACAGGGTCTACATACGAAACCTTTACACCCGAACCTTTTAAAAACTCATGCTTACCAACAGCTATCCCTAAAACTGTTAAATCGTAATCAAATCTTTTCCTTAAATCTATATAATGGTTATCAGCAAAAATAGTATTAATAGCTTCTTCTTCCGCTATCTCTATAGCAGGCTTATAATTAAGCTGCATATACAACGATAGCTCTGCATCATCATTAGGAAGTTCTTCCGGGCTTACCACAAAAGGGTCAGCTCCCGTAGCTTTTTGAATTTTCTCAAGAATAGGTTTAGCAGCCATTTGGCCTTCTATCATATCCTGATACTTACTTCTTTTAGATTGAGATAAAGCGTCTTAAGCATAGGCCTTAACTTGAAATAACCTATCGGACATTCCATTGACTACAATATCTACGAACTTAGGTAAGATAGGAACAGGTGTCCAATCTAAATTTAGATACGAAAGGTCGCCGTCTATGGCTAATTCCTGTTTATACTTTGCTATCGACTGCTCTCCACGTGCGTAAAGTCTTAACCTATGGAATGCTCTCCATTGGCTGTAAAACCTACACTGACTTCCGTCCTTCTTAAACCATTCATATTGAATAGCTTGTCCAATTTGCAAACCAAACTCTGCAGAGTCTTTTTCCGCGTCGGACACGAATTGACTTGGAAACCCGGTGGATGTTATACTTATCTTAACATCTTTCATGTAACAATTTCACTTATAGTCCCCGCGTTATTATACCTCGCAAAGGTAAGGCTTATTTTATTGTTCTTTTTCTCGGGTTGGTAAAGGTGTTTTTGACACGCCATGATAGCTAAACCGGAGCTTATAGAAGCGTCAAACTTAGTTCTATTGGTTATATCAAACTTAGCCCAATCCTCAAGAGTACTTGTAAAAAGCATTGACCCCATATCGTCAACTTCTCTAAACGTACCCTCCATATCCATGCCTACATATTTTTCAATATATGACTCAATAGCTGACGCATGGGCTTGTTTTACATCTTCAGAAGAGTTAGGTATACCCCCTAATTCTCTTTCAGTTCTCGAGAGCTTATTATATAATTTATCCGGACGATTAATAGAAAACCCTCTATAACCTCTGTTCTTAAAATGATAAAGCATACGGGGTTTGTTATTCTCTATCAAGATAGGCATGCCATAAAATACACAAGCCATCAATACTTCTTCATAAAATATTTCTGCAGTTTGGGGACGAGCGATGTATTCTAAAAAAAACTCATTACTCGGGGCTTCATCCATATTGAATTTAGTTAATCCATGCAGCGCTCCATTAGACCCTCCCCCTCCTACCACTCCGGAGATGTCATAAGAGTCACATCCAAACGCACCAAGATGTTCATTACCGGGATACTTAACCCCATTACGTGTGACTACCCTATTCTGCAATCCTTTCGTAGGTATCCAACTCACTAAAAACCTTCCTTTTTTATCAGGAGAAAAAATAACCTTAGTGTCTTTTACGCCGTCCTGCCATCTAAAACTACCACGCGTTAAGTGGTGTTCCTTTATTAAACTGTCATTATAATCTATTTGCTGATATATTTTAGTAAGATTAAATAACGACTGTTTGCTTTCATCTCTAAATGCATGAGATTCTGTACGAGGGAATTGTCTGTAATATTCATTCAAAGCATCCGCATCATTTTTCAAAGACTCTACTTCAGCTTCCCAATAGTCAAGTGCTCCTTGATATATTTCTTCACCATCAATTCCGAGTAAGGGTAAGCGGGGATTCCTAAATACAGGCATCCCATATATATCAATAAATCCTTCCATATTCCATTCCATAGGAATGAATAAAGAGTACAGTCCACTTTTAGTTTGGCCATTTCTATTTCGTGTTCCTACATTAGAATCCTCATATAACTTTTTAAAGTTACCACCTCCTTTATTTAATGCGTTAGATGTTGAGCCCATCATACACTTGCCTATTATTTTACTTCCTAAACGTAAACAAGTTTTTGTAACACGCCAATTATTTAAGATGTTATTAGGTTTTATCCATTTACCACTTTCATCATGAACAAGGAGTAATAACTTTTCTCCGTCATAAGAGTTATCATCTGTATTCTTCCAATCTATTGTAGTGTCCAATCCTTGAATGTCATCACCATTAGTATTGAACATATTCTTTTTAGTAATCTTAGCGGCAGGTACACGGTAAGCAAGCTCCGTCTTGGGTTTATCCATACCATCCATAATTGGTTTAAAGAAAAAGGGAAGCCTACTATTTATAGGCACTACTTTATCTGTAAACATTTTTTTAGCATCAGTACCCGTCTTAGATAAAATACCTACGCGTGAATCCTTAGCAAGTGTAGCAGTATTTACACATTCAGAAGATGACATAAACGAGAATCCTGAGCGACGAATCTTAAGATATACCATACCAAAACACCGTGTATCCGCTTTGCAGGCTTCCCAAAATATATATAACAATCTATTCGCTTCCCGAAAATCAGGATAGCCTACATCAATGTTTGTCCACTGTAGATACATGTAGTGTGCTCCCGTCACATAGGTAGGAACACCCTTATTCATAAACCAATAACCTTCTTCTCTGTAGTCAAATTCTTTTTCTATATAGTCTACATACTGACTTTTAAAGTCAGTAGGCATTTCATTCCACTGAAATATAGATTGTATTTTGTTTAGCTGTTTACTTATATCCGTTCTTTCCCAATATTGCTCTCTTTCTTTTGCGCTTCTAGCAAAACATTTTTTAGGGGCTTGAGGTAAAGCTATACGTAAATTTTGTATTTCATATACTTCCCCTACCGTTCCGTCTTTAGAAATAACAATTACATCATACTTTGCATCATATCCATACTTCCATGTCTTTGCCTTATTCTTAGAGGTAAGCACATGTTTAGGAATATAATTTTCTACTATTCTGTGTAATTTATTATTTTGACCTTCGTTCTGCAAATCCTTGCTTAGTATCTATATTTTTTGGAGTAGGATTGTCTACCGCTTCAAGAGCTTCTCTCTCCGCTTCGATGCGGTTAAGAATCTCGAACGCATCAAATATAGCTAATTTTTTTGTTGCCGCTGCATTCTTTAATCTATCAGCTGATAAATCATCTTCAGGGTCGTGTTTAATTATAGCTTCTTTAGCTACTTTTATTAATTGTTCCACAGCCCTATGCCCTGCTTCAATTATTTTTAATTTAGTTTCCTTAGATGTCATAGCTCTAAAGTTATTTGATGGTCAAATATTCTGTACATAAGTTCTCCATCTACCTTAAAAGCATATTCACTATCGGGAGTAAATGACACTCTCGTTCCGTTTTTTACACATTTTTCTTCTAAGTATTTATTGGGATATTTCATTACCCCTATTAACGGTTCGTAACTAAAAGGTTTGTATATGTAAGACTCTTCCGCTTCTACCGGTGCAACAAAACAATATCGGTCATGAGCTTTCCATTGTGTACCATTATGGTACATATAAAATTGTTCAGTATCTACAAAAAATAAATCTTCTTTGAAAAAACTTTTACCACTCTTCCGCCTGCCTTTTATGTCGTTATAAAATTTAAAGACATTATGGTGAACAAGAAGGACGTCTCCTTTTTTTATAGGGCCTTCATATCCAAGAGGCACTTCTACTACAATAGCTTTTCTATTAGCGGAGCTATGGTCTTCTTCGGAGGTGTGAGTTATAAACTCTACACCTTCCCACTCTACCGTATTATCATAGCGCTTCCCTTGAGTAGGCTTAACAATAAAATTAGATGGCGACTTCATTAAGACCCACAACCCTCACACTCTATAGGATTATGGCCTGTAGGTGTTACTCCTTTCAACTTCATGTCAAGTAAATGTATTTGCGTATGCAAATCCAATCTTTCTACAAAATCATCTGTAGCTTCGCGAGCTTCAGTAAGTTTTGCAATTTCAGCTTTAATAGCCTCTTTGTCCATCAGTTAAAAGTTTATATTATATTCAATTGAGATAGGCATAGTAGGAGTAAAAGATTTCCATAAAGTAACTTCATCTCCTTTCTGTATCCAAATTTTTATTTCATCGCCGGCGCGCTGAATAAGGTGGATTTCATATTTACCATTAAGAACTTGCTGCCCTACGATGTAGTGCATAGCTCCGGATTTATAATCAGGTCCTATAGAGATTTTTCTGATATCCATCTTTACGCATCTACAAGAGTATAGATAACCGTAACATCCAATGTACCATCCCCACCTGTAGGATTAAGAGTAGCCCATCCAAATAACAAAGGGTCTCCACCTGTGCTAGTTGCGTACTCAGGAGTGTAGTCCGCACCTAAAGTAGCTGAAGGATTTGGAGAGTTCAGGAATGTTTTAGTTGAACCTCCTGTAATTATAGATGAATCAAAAATTTCTGCTATTGAATTAGAGCTTGCACTTCCTAAATACAACGCACCTACATTAGTCGTAGTATAAGCTACTGTACCAAATGTATATTTCACAACAACTTGATGAGGGACAATATGCTTTCCCGCTACTCCTGCTACTACAGTAACCGGCGTGCCTGTAAGGGCTAAAATCTGCGCACTACTAATAGCTGTTGTCGCTTGCTGCTGCCCATCGACCCACGATACTCCTGTGCTAGTTGACTGTAAAGTCTGACCTGTAGTACCTGTCCCCGTACCGTCACTTAAGCTACCCGAAAGATTAATTCCCGCTGTACCTATAGTAGTTCCATTACTAGTAAACGAATTTGTTGCGCCCCATATATTAGGGGCTAAAGAATTAATAGTTTGTGCTGCAGCGAAAGTAGTACTTCCTGTACCCGTAAAGGCTATGCCTATATCATTGGCAGCATTGTTATTATCTAACACCTGCTGTAAAGTAGGGGCTGCACCTACGATAGTACTTTGGTCAACCCATGAAGTCTGCGTTCCTGTTGAGGTAAGTACTTGCCCTGCTGTTCCTGTACCTGCTCCTCCATCACGTAATGCTCCTAAAACACTAAGGTCTGCATTTGTGTCTATGTTAGCATTAAATCCTACAGTTCCTGTAAAAGTAGAAGGGTTAGCTCCTACACTTATACCTCCTGTAAAAATACTTACACCTGCCGTGGTTATTGCACCTGTACCCGTTAAGTTAATATTTAAGTTATTTGCAGTATTTCCTACGGCAAGGACTTCACTTAAGTTTGGCCCTAAAGTAGAATGGTCAACCCATTGTGCGGGCAGCCCGGCGCCTTGACTTGACAATACTTGACCTGCTGTCCCCACTCCTCCATTAGCAGATAGTGTACCTGTAAGAGAAATATTTCCTGTAGTAGAAATGTTGCCGATAAGGATAATATCATTCGCAGCACTATTCCCCGCAGTTAGGACTTGCGCAAGGGTAACGAGCCCCCCTGTTCCTGCTAAAGCAGCTATATCCTCTACCTTAAAGTTTTTTGTTACATCTGATGTCCCAACATCTGTGCCAATAACTAAGTCTCCTGCTACAGGTGTCTCGGTACTATACGTGCTAATTCTAGCCATCTTTATTCTTCTTTATCTTCTTTCTTTCCTACCTCACCGGTTTGTACATTAATAATTGCGTCTTCACCATACTTCGCCATTAACTCTCCTTCGTAAGTGTTATACTCGTCTTTAAGCATCTTCACCTGCTCGGTCATAGAGTGTTGCGCAAGTACTGCGTCACCAATCTTCATTTTCAATGTGTTGAACTCAGTTAGAAAGGACTGAACTTTGTTTAACTCTTCTTTAGTTAGATTTTCCATTATAATAAAATTTGTTGTACCGCAAAGATACAGATTTTTAATTAGCCTTTTTTGCTGAACCTCCGAAGAAGAAATCCACTACAGTATTCACCTTCGCGCTCATTGCTCCAAAGATAGTAGAGATAAAGCTAATTTCAAATTCCCCAAGGTTTATGTCTTGAGTTACAAAATATCTAAACATCACAAAGCTTAAAATAAAATAAGCCAACGTAAAAACTGTAGCTAAAACTTTTTGTATAACACTGTCGTCAGAATAAAGCGCTCTAGCACTTTCTCGGTCTTGAACCTCAAGCTTATAAAGTTCTACTATCTGTTCATGAGCCTGAGCTTTATCTTCCGGTGTAAGCTTCGAGTCATCAATCATTTTACCTACCGCACCAAGAAGTCCGGCGTCAGGTAAAAGCTCTCCTGCTACATTCAATATATCAGGCGCTTTGTCTGCTAAAAATTTACCAAGCTTGGTTTCTTTAAATTTCTTTTTCATAGTACAGGGGTGGGGTTTATTTCTTTATAACAAGTATCTCCATCTTCATCTTTGTAAGCTTCGAGTATACGATTTCTATTTCCCTTCTTTTTTATAGAGACATGAATCCATGAAAAATCAAACTCATTAATAAGTTGGTCAAATTCTATTTCGTTTTCTATAAGGTAGTCGTAAATTTTTTTATTACGCATCAGACCATTTTCAAAAAACTGCAGGTCTACCGCTTCGCCTTTACAATGCTGCGATTTAGTCGACCCACCGATAGCCCGATTTAATTTAGGGCTGCGGTATCCGGAAGTAACTCGGATAGGCCCAAGCTTATCGCGCATCGGCTGAAGCAATTCATTTACCAAGAATCTTAACTTAGCTTTAATAGCTTCTGAAGGTTCGTTATTTATTCCTTTTCTTTTTGCCGTAGAACTTCGTGTAAGTTCGGACATAGTAAAGTTTTTACTCAGTTTCATCTATATATATTAATCGAGTACGAACTCCATCGCTTCCGATATAATATCCTCTGCGCGTAGGTATCGTTCTCTGTCCTAACAAATTATAAAAAATGGTAGGGGTAAAAGATATATCGTGTATATGATGTATACTTGTCGCGCCACAATTTACTGTCACCCATTGTTCCGTATGTTCTTGTGGCCACGTGCCTAACGAATCTATCCAATCAACATCTGAGAGAAATCCATAGGACGTTGTATCTATAGTTAAATACGCACCGTTCCATCCGTCACCATAGGTGTCGGTCATATGAATAATATAACTGTCCGTCATTTGTGCTGCTCCAAAATACGGAGCCCCTCCTTCTAAAATTAAAGAGCTATCACATGTCATAATTTCCCAACCTATCTCATCAGGATATTCTCCTGCACTGCATTCTATAAACACAGGTGTAGGTTGTCCCAACAAATTAGATGACCCTAGTACCAAATTATTTCATCTATATTTCCCTGAACTTCTTCTCGCGTAGCCGTTAACTGCATCAAGATGTTAGGGTTATACCGATTTACTTCTTCTCCATTGTCAAAGATAATAACTGTAGGAATAGCAAAAATGTTATAGGAAGCTGCTACGTCGCTATTGGATACGATGCATAAACGGTATTTTTTACAATCTTTTAATTTATCAAGAAAGTTTACTTCGTTGGTAGAATTCCATTCAGCCCAAAACTCTACGACTGTAATCCCTTTAGCGGTTTTATTATTTAAAGACTCTCCGTCTACAAAGTCTTGACCCCATATATATAGAGGTAGTAAAAAAAGAAAAAGAAATTTAGTTCTCATAAAGCTTTTGTTTGATAAGCTTGAGGTCCTCCTTCATCTCTTTCACATCCTCCTGTGTACTCATGATTGTCTGTCGAACAAGTTGGTCTTTCATATCAAACTCTATACGCGATACTTCGGAAGGTAAAGGCTCAGGTAAAACCTTCGCTTCTTCTATTTGGGCTTGTAAGCTGAACCACATTCCCGCAAGGGTGAAGATAAGAACGCCTATGCCTCCTAAAGTTTTGAGGCTTACCTTAAATGCTGTCTCTTCGCTAAGTTCTTTCATGTCTTAAAAAAATAGATAGTTAAACCCTGCTCTACCGGCATACGAATCAATACCCCAATACTGAAGGTATCGACCTTCGACAAAGATACTAAAATGATTATTGAGCATAGCTCCGATAACACAACCTCCGTCCCATTCTAGGCGAGTGCTTAAATCTCCTATGTAACTATCTGAGTATGTGAAAGAAAAGTCCGACAATCCTTTATGCAAAGAGTAGAAAGAACACCATGCATGTACCCATGCTTGGTCGGTATAGTGATAGTAATCTATACCCATTACTGCAGAAAGCTCTTGCTGCAATCCCAATTGCTGAAGTTGTTCTCGGTTATATTGGTTTACAGCTTTGCCGAAATGATAGGTATAAAATTCTACATCAGATTGCGCTACTACATTTCCATTCTGTGTCCATACTTCATTGTCATCGCTATAGTATCCAAACTCATTTGCCAACTGCCACCAATGTTTATTGTCAGGGTCAGCAACCATCGGGCTTCAGCTTGGGTGTACTTAAGATTAATAAGTCCGTTGTTTACATATGTAGCTCTTACCGCGGTATGCTCACTAATGTATCGCACTCTATATTCTTGCTGCGTAAAGACATCACCCCTATTACGGACAGCCGAGTATTCAAGTAGATACTCAAGTCCGGGCGCATTAGATATAGTAGCATTATCGCTTATCTCATTTTCTTCTCCCGTATAAAAGTTGCCCTGCTTGACCTGATAATCGAAGCGTGCAAGCTTACGCAACCCTAGCGTAAAAACGTAGTTTGCTTTACTTACCTCTGTTATCTCTTCGAGATATCCTGAACCTGCTACT